TTAATCAGTGGGTTCTGGGTTCAAGTCCCAGGGGGTGTACTTACCGCCACGGCCCATGTCTTCCAACTCGGAAGGCGTGGGCCGTAGCCATTCGTAGGGGACCTGGGCCTGGAGCGCGATTAGCCGCAGCGTAGACGCCGGCGGCAAAGTCATCCCCATAAACCAGCGCGACACGCTCGCCGGATTCATCTCCAGCCACCGTGCAAGCTCGGTCTTGCCCATGCCCGTGCGGCCCACCGTGATGGTCAGCCGCTCCAGGAACGTCAGTTCGATTGGCCCTGCTGCTGTAGTCGTCATGCAAAGAGTCTTGCATAGAACCTAAGTATTTGTCCCGCGTGTCTTCCGCGTTTCGCGCCCGCTCCCGTGTTAAGTGGGCCACATGGAACAAGATATCTTGCACGAGACAAACACTCTCGTGTCCGCCTCCACGGCGGCGGAGATGCTTGCGTGCGACCGATCCACCGTCACGCGCCTAGTCCAGTCCGGCATCCTCGTGCCGGTCCAGTACATCGACCACGGCCCCCACCGCGTGATGCTGTTCGCCTCCGCCCACGTCGAGCACGTGGCCGCGATCCGACGCGGCGAAGCCGGGGACGTGCTAGACCGGCTGGACACCAAAGCCGCCGGCGCCGAGCCCACCGAGGATCGCAACGCAGCGACCCGCGCCGACTGGCTGGCCGCGATCCAGTACGTGGCCAAGCGCCACCAGGGAACCTTCCACGTTGGCCTCGTGCGCAAGTACGTGCGCGACGAGTCACGAGGCCCCGCCGTGGGCGCCCTCGTCACCGGCCTGGTGCGCTCTGGCCGCATCGAACACACCGGCGAATACGCCGAGTCAGGCAACGCCGCCCAGCGCAACGCCATGCGCCCGGTGAAGGTCTACCGCGTGGTGGGTGACCTCGCATGACGCGCCTCATGCTCGGTCTCGGGATCATGTGCGGCTGTGGCGTGTCTTACGCGCTGTTTGAACGCCCCGGCATGGCGCTGCTGGCCGTCTGTGGATTCGGCCTCGCGCTGTGGGGCCTGGATGCCGTGGAGCGTGACCGATGAGTCATCAGCCCACGCTCCAGCTCTGGGAACTGCCCGTCTGCCCGAACTGTGGCAACGAAGTGAAGCGCCACACCGACTCGTTCCACGTCCCAACCGAGTGTGCATGGATGCCGTTTGGCCCGCTGTGCCTAGGGCAGTGGCAGAGCGCCGACGTGGCCATGCTGTGGATCGGGTTTCTGGGGCTTGGCTACGTCTGCCGAGGTGGCGAGCGCGTGTGGTCGCTCAACGATCCGCGCACCACGCAGCACTTCATCGACAAGGCCCGCGCCGAGTGGGCGAACAGCGGACGCGTGGACGAGCTGGACGGACACCTCCGCGTGTGGGCTCGCTGGGTTGGCGCCCTGGACTTCCTCACAGGTGACGAGGTGTTGCAGTGAGCCTAGAAGCGATGCTGTGGGCGCTGAAGTTGCCCGTGCCGCGGCGCACGAGCATTTCGGATGCCGCCCACCTGACCCTGATTGCGATGGCTAACCCGGCGCACGAGAACGGGCGCTATTCGTTCCAGAGCGCTGACACCCTCGCGGATATTCGCTCGGTGGACGTGCGCACGATTCGCCGCCACCTGAAGCAACTGGAGGACGCCGGACTCATCATCCGAGGCGACCAAAGCGCAGTAGACCGCATCCCCGCGAACCGTCGTCCAGTGGTCTGGGACCTCGCGATGACCCCGGCCTCTGGGGTGACAGATGTGTCACCCCAACCCGGCCTCTGGGGTGACACCACCTGTCCTCCAGGGGTGACACCTGGTGTCCTACAACACCAACAAGAACCTAGAGATGTAAGTACTCACGTAACCCCACCAGCGCGCACGCGCGCGAGACGCAGGCATGACGACGATGCCCCGGACTTCCCGGGGCGCGAGTGCCTGCACGGCGTGGAAGCCGTCCACATCGAAACCAAACATGGCCGGCGCTGGCAGTGCCCGCAGTGTGCCCGCCAAGGGTTCGTGCAGCTCGCGCCACAGACCGTCCTCACCCCAGACCAGATCGCGGAGGCCGAAGCCTTCCGTCAGAGCATCCGAGACCGAGCCCAGGAGCGAGCAAATGCATGAGATCACCCGCGAGGACGTAGACCGAGCCCGCCGCATCGCGCGCGGCTACGCTGGCCGCGACGACGACGTGGAGAGCGCCGCAATGCTGGCCCTCTACCGCGCTTCCCGGACGTGGCGTGGCGTGGGCACGTTCCAAGGGTTCGCTGCCGAGCACGTGCGGTTCGCGTGCCTCCGCGAGGTGCGGCGCACTAAGCCTGAGCCCGTGGACCTGGAGACGCTGCCCGACACCACCGTGGTGGTGGGTGCGCTGGATGATGCCGACGCCGAGCGCCACGCTGCACTCCACGAGGCCCTGGAGGATTTAGGCGTGGTGTTCCTGCTGGACGGCGTGGACCGCCGTAGGTTCGCGCACCGTGGCGCCCTCGTGGCGCTGGCAAGGCGCCTCACGTGAGCCGCCATCACAAGGCCGCGAAGTGGTCCAACGTCTCCGGCACGTACCGCAAGCGCATAGAGCCAGGGCTGCCGATGCCGTGCCTGCACTGTGGCAAGCCAGTGCTGCCATCGCAAGCGTGGGACGTGGCGCATGTGCGAGACCTCGCGCGCAGCGGTTCGGTGGATCGCGTGGGGCCGGCGCATCGGTTCTGCAACCGCTCCAGCGGAGGCAAGCTGGGCGCCGCGATTGCTCGTGCCCCGCGGCCTGTCAAGGGCACGTCCAAGAGGGAGCCCCGCTGGTGAGCCGACCGTCCAACGATCCGCAGTGGACCCTTTTTGAGGCAGCAGTCCAACCCCCGCCCGTTGGCAGCAAACTTTTTATCCCCAATCTGGACCCGACCGAGTTTGGTTGGGACGAGATTGTGGCTGATGTGCTGCCACCTCAGTACCTCTCCGAGGTGATCCCCAATCCCGAGCGCCGGGGGGTGTTCCTCGCGGGTGCTCAGGCGATGGCGCTGGTGGGTCGCGTCAAGAGCATTCAGCCGCAGCAGCTACTCCAGGCCGACGTCCTCAACATGGGCCGCAAGTTCACCGTGATCATGCAGCCGAGGCGCGCCACCAAGACCTCCGGCATCCTCGCGTGGCTCATTGGGGAGTGCCTGGCAAACCCGGACCTCTCCGCCGCGTTCACCATCTGCACCACCGGCAAGGCCACGCGTCAGAAGTTCCTGAAGGAGGTGGTGCCGCCGCTGGAGCGCGTGTGGCCTTACGAGGATGACCGGCCCTTCAAGATTCTGCGAGGCGCCGGCGCGGAGATGTTGAAGTTTGCCAACGGTTCGTTCTTGTCGTTCGTGCCCTTCAAGGGTGAGTCTTTCCGATCCGATGCGTTCGACCGCATCGTGCTGGACGAGGGCCAGGACCCTGAGCCGGACGAGGTGGACGATGTGCTGGCCGCGATCATGCCGACGCTGGACACACGCCCCGGCGCGCAGCTCGTGATCGCCGGCACCGCCGGCGGGTGGCGCCAGGGAAACATGCTCTACGACGAGCTGCTGAAGGCCGTCAAGGGTTCGCCGCGCCACGCCGTGCTCGCGTACATGGCGCCGGTCTCAATGGACCCCGACGTGACCCACTTGGAGGCCGACGTGGACCCCGAGGTGATCGAAGCCGACTGGCCCACCGCTGAAGCCCTTGTCCGGGCCTCTCACCCGGGCGTCGCGTCTGGGCTGACCCCCATCGATGCTGTGGAGGACAACTGGCACACGCTCCGACGCAAGCCCGGCAAGTTCGCGGCGGAGTACTTGGGCGTGTTCGGCAAGGCCGCGTCCACATCGTTCATCCCGTTTGATGACTACAACCACGGACGCCAGGAGGGCGATCTGCCGACACCGCCGCGTCACTTCCGCTACGCCGTGGCCGTCCATCCCGATCAGACCTCGTGGTCCATCGTCGCCGCATGGCGTGACGAGGAGCACCGCCCGAACCTAGCGGTGCTGGGCACTGGTCCCGGCACGGTGGGTGCCTACGACGAATGCCGGCGCCTGTACCTGAAGTACCGGCTGCCGGTCGCTTTCGATGCCGGCCAGTCCGCGAACACCGTGGTCACGGATCGATTCGAGCGCACCCGACCCAAGACCCGCACGCACCCGCTGGCGTGGGCTGAGGTCTCGACCGCCCACGCGACGCTCTACGCGGAGATTCGCCGCCGCGCGCTGATCCACTGGGGCCACGAGGGCATGGACCAGGCCGTGCGCGACGTGGTGAAGCGTGGCACCAGGGACGCCAAGCGCTGGGCGTTCGGACGCGGTGACAACCCGGACGCGGATATCACCACGCTGGAGGCCGGCGCCGCTGCACTGAAGGCATACGACGACGCGCCGGCACCACGTGAGCAAATGACGATGATCGCGGGCTGACCAGGCATTTTGCGAGTAGGTGTCCTACATAGGTATGGGATTCCTTCAGATGCTCGGGCTGGCGCCGCGATCCGCCGGCCTCATCGCCAACCCGGGCGCGATTGTCTCCCCGTGGGCCGAGGGTTCGCTGTCCACCGTGGTGTGGTCCGACGTCATCGGTGCCGACGTGGAGAAGCCGCTCACCCGCACGGAGGCCATGCAGTCGCCGGGATTCCGCAAGGCCCGTGACCTGCTGTGCGGCACCGCGATGCGCTTCCCTCTCATCGCGTTGCAGGGGGACACGCCGCTGTCGGACGCGGACCAGCCTACGTGGCTGTACCGCACCGACGGAGGCGTGTCCCCGCAGATGCGCATGGCCTGGACCGTCGATGACCTGCTGTTCTACGGCTCCAGCCTGTGGCAGGTAACCCGGGGCACCGACGGCAAGATTCTGGACGCCGAGCGCCTGCCGTGGGAGTGGTGGGATGTCACCCCCGCCGGCGCCATCCTCGTGCAGGGCAAGCCCGTGCCGGCTCGAGATGTGATCTACTTCCCGTCCCACACCGACCCGCTGCTGACCTCCGCCGCCACCGCGATTCGCACCGCCCGCAGCGTGGACGAGTCCGTGGCTCGCCGCGCCGCGTCGCCCGTGCCCGTGATGGAGATTCACGAGACCGGCAACGGTGACATGCCGATCACGATGGACGAGGCGAAGGAGCTGGTGAAGACCTACAACACCGCCCGCCGCGATCCCGAGGGCGCCACCGTCTTCACCCCCGCCGCCTACGAACTGAAGCCGCACGGCGCCAACGCTGACTCCGGCGCCCTCGTGGAGGGCCGCAACGCCAGCCGACTGGACGCCGCCAACCACACCGGCGTGCCTGCATCGATGCTGGAGGGTTCCTCCGCCGGCGCATCGCTCACCTATGTCACCACCGAGGGCAAGCGCTCCGAGTTCCTGGAGTACGGCGTCACCCCGTGGCTCACCACTGTGGAGGCCCGTCTGTCGATGGACGACGTGGTGCCTCGCGGGACCCGCGTCGCCTTCGACCTGGCCGCGCTCTACACCCCCAACCCGAGCGCGACCGGCGCAGAGAGGCAGGACTGAACATGGACCCCGAGACGCTGCTAGCGAACTGGGAGGACCGCACCGTCAAGGGCCTGCTGCTGCCCTACGGCGAACTGTCCCGAACCTCCAACGTCGGCCCCGTGTCGTTCGCACGTGGAACCCTCGCGCTGCCGGCTGACCCCGACGTGGTGGGCGCGAATCGTCACCACGTCCGCGAGGATCCCGTGGGCCGCGCCGTCGCCCTGGAGGACACCGACGCCGGCGTGGTCGCCACCTTCCGCATCGCCCGCACCCCCGAGGGTGACGCCACTCTCCAGGCGATCCACGACAAGACCCTGACGAAGCTGTCCGCCGAGGTGCGCGGCCTCGTCCGCGATGCCAAGGACAAGACCCGAGCCCTGGCCGGCGCCCTGTTCGGTGCCGCGTTCGTCACGGAGGGCGCGTTCGAGTCCGCCGCGCTCTACGCCGAACTGGCCGAATCCACCGACGTCCACATGGAGGACGAGTACACCGACGAGGCCGGCATCACCTGGCGCCGCGTCACCGACACGTCGCGCGAGGTCACCACCGACACCGCGCCGGACGGCACCGTGACCACCACGGCCACGTCCACCACCACAGAGACAGTCACCGAGGCGCCCGCCACGGGAGACACCACCAACCAAGGAGGAACCGTGGACCCTGAAGAGACCCTGGCCGCTGGCGCGGCCACCGTGCCGGCCACCGTGCCGCAGACCATGCTGGCGGGCGCTACCCCGAACCAGCAGACCGAGCCCGTGAGCAACACCATCTACCAGGTGGCGCACGCCCTCGCGGCGTACTTCGGCAAGGGCGACACCTCGCTGATGGAGGCCCTGGCCGCGACCTCGCGCAACGCCGGCGATCTGATGTTCGCCGCGCTCACCGACGTCAAGGTGTCGGGCGCCGGCGCCGCGATCATCCAGCCCCAGTGGATCGGCGACGTGTGGGCCGAGCGCTCGCACGTGCGCAAGTTCGCCCCGCTGCTGGCCCAGGCCGCGCTCACCAGCTTCAAGGTGAAGGGTTTCAAGTTCACCACGAAGGCCACCGGTGGCGACTGGGCCGGCGACAAGACGGCGGTTCCGTCCGGGAGCATGGCAACCGCCGAGGTGTCCGTGGACGCCGCCCGTTGGGCGATGGGCCACGACATTGCGCGCGAGTTCCGGGACTTCGACGTTCCCGAGTTCTGGGTGGCGTACTTCCAGCAGGGCGCCAACAGCTACTCCCGCTGGGCCGACACCAAGGCGCTTGCAGACGTCCTCGCCGGCGCCACCGCTGTCACCGCCGGTGCCGTGCCGTCCGGTGCCAACCCCGCCACCGTGCTGTTGGTGGACGGCGCACTGTCCGTCATCGCCACCGAGGAGGCGACCCCCTCGTGGGCCGTCGCCGGCGCCGATGTCTACCGCACGCTGCTGCTCCAGGAGCGTGACGACGTGATCGCCACCCTGTCCCTGTCGCTCGGACTCGAGTCCGGCGACCTGGCCGGGTTCCGCATCATCCCGTCCACCAGCGCGTCTCTCACCGGCAAGGTCCTGGTGGGTGCCCGCGAGGCCGCGACGTTCTACGAGCTCCCCGGTGCGCCGATCCGCACCGAGGCGCTGGACATGGTGAAGGGCGGCATCGACACCGGCATGTTCGGCTACGCCGCCACTGTCATCAACAACCCCGCCGCGCTGGCGCTCGTCGCGCCCGCCGCGTAACCAAGGAAGGAGGGCACACCGCCCATGCTGGACTACACACCCGCCGACGCGCTGCAGGCGTATGCCACCGGCGATGTGCCCTCCGACCCGGTGCGCATCACCCTGGAGGACGACACGTGGACCACCGCCACCGCGACCCCAGGAACCGCGACCATCGCCGGCGCGGAAGTCTCGGTCACGCTGCCGGCGCTGACGGCTGCCGGCGTGCTGACCATCCGCCTGGTGGTGCAGGACGCTGCCGGCCACCGCGAGACAGTCGCCCCGATCCGCGTCGTGGTGGAGGATGCCGCCACCGAGTGGCACACCCTCGCCACCGTCCGCGATGAGTGGCAGGACGCCCCCGACGACGACGTGGAACTGTTCGAGCTGCTGACCACCGCCCGCCGCGACTGTGAGCGCGTGCTGGCCCACGTCGTCACCGGCGAACTTCCCGAGACCGTCACCGCCGATCACCGCAAGGCGCAGCGCCTTCAGGCCGCAAGCATCTGGGCCGCGTCGCGCTCCACCACCGACAACCGCCTGGGTGGAGAGGAATACGGCGTGACCGTATTCCCGCTGGACTGGCACGTCCAGCAGCTACTCCGCCCCCGAGCCGCCGGTGGGGGCATGTGGTGAGCATCCGCACCGAACTGGCCGCAGCGATCCGCGCCAGCAGCCAACTGCCCGCCCGGTGGACCGTCAAGGAGTACGAGTCCACTCCCGCCAACCTGACCGCGCCCCGAGTCCAGGTGAGCCAGGCGGAAATCCGTCCCAACGCCCAAGCGCCGCGCATATGGCGTGACACGGACTTCCAGGTGGCCGTCCTCGTGCCCGAACTGGACCCCGCCAAGGTGGAGGACGCCGTGGAGGACGCCGTGGAGACGCTGCTGGACATTCTGGAGGCAATGCCCGGCCTCGTGTGGTCCGATGCCAAGCGCGCCAAGTTTGACGACAAGTTCCACGGTTACGCCGTAACCGTGACCATCACCAATGAGAAGGAGACGGCATGACCGCCAAGCCCATCACTATGAAGGACGCCGTGGTGTCCGTCGCCGGCACGGACTACGGCGCCGAGGCGTCGTCCGTGGTCATCACTCCGAACGTGAACGTCACCACGTGGGCCGGCCTGAAGCCCACCGCCGTGGTGCGTGGCATCGGCACCGTGGAATGGAACGTGAACATGTCCGTGGGCATGGACTTCAACGACGCCACGAGCTTGGGCCGCTACCTGTTCGAGCACCAGGGCGAAGAGGTCCCGCTGGAGTTCCGGCCCATGTCCGACGGCGCCGGCGTCTCCGCAAACGTCATCGTGGTGCCCGGCTCCATCGGCGGCAACGTGAACGCCGTCTCCGAGTCGTCCGTGAGCCTGCCCGTGCAGGGCTCGCCCACGTTCCTGGCCGCGCCGGCGTAAGCCCTCGTGCGAATCTCGGTCTTCGAATCGCCGGCCCTTCAGGGTGTGATCCTCACCCTGAAGGGCAGCGAACGAGCCATCGCGGCGGAAATGCGCAAGCGCACACGCAGCATGGTGGAGCCCGAGTGGCGCAACGAACTGGCCCAGAACTCCATCACCCGCATGGAGAACATCGCCCTGGTGAACACCGCGAGGGTGACCGTCTCAAATCAGAACGTGCAACTGAAGGCCGGCCAACTGGCCAAGAAACTGTCCGGCGGTGGCCGCGTGTGGGAGGTGTCCCACCTGGTGGAGTTTGGCGCCGATCCCGAGTGGGAGAGGCCGGCTACATCTGTCAAGGGCAAGGGGTTCCGTCGGCGAATGGGCTCCAGATTCAGGCCGCGCAACATGAAGGGCTACGTGGTCTATCCCGCAGCCGCAGACCTGATCCCACGCGTGGCCGCGCTGTGGGTGCAAACCGTCGTCCGTACCTTCCACGAGCTTGTCGAAAAGGAGGCCCGCTAGTGGCACGCAAGGGTGTGGTGATCAATGTTGCCTCCGATACGCGCGACTTCACCAAGGGCATCCAGTCCGGCGTGATCGAACCGCTGGAGGACGTCTCCCGTGAACTGGAGAACGTCGCCAAGGAGGGCGCACGCGCAGGGGACAAGCTAGAAGACTCCATGCGGGACGCACAGCGCCGCACCGAGGATCTAGCCGACGAGCACAAGCAGCTGCACGAGGTCATCGAACAGGGCTCGCGCACGTCCTATCGGAAGATGACAGACACGTCTCATGACTCGATGAGGCGCGCTTCCGACGACGTTGACGAGTTCAAGGATGAAGCAAAACAGAACTGGTCCGAAGTTGCGTCGTCGTTCTCTGGTGACATGGATAGTGCCGTCGATCTGGTGCAGGGCACCCTGGGTGGACTGGCCTCGTCGATCCCAGGTTATGGCCTCGCGCTAGGTGCTCTCGCCGCCGCTGGTGGTGCCTTCTACCAGTCTTGGAAAGACAACTCAGAGAAGACGCAACAGCGCATCTCAGACATGTTCGATGACATGGCTGATTCCGGGCAGAACTACCTCTCTGCGACGTTCATTCAGCAAACCGTTTCAGACATCATCTCCGGCGCAGACGGAGCCATCACGTCACTAGACAACGTGAAACGGCTCGCGGAGGAAGCAGGCGTCCCCGTACAGGAAATGTTGCTGGCGCTGGCCGGTGACGAGACCGCCAATACCCAAGTCCTCGACGCGGTGAACACCAAACTTCAAGACGTACGGGACAACTCGAACGCGGCGCGCGAAGGCGTCTCCGGCATAGGTGCTGGCACCACAACCGCCGCACTCAATGACGCCGCCGACCTCCTCAATGAAGTAGCGGGCAACGTCGATAGTGCCGCCAACAGGGCTGACTTGCTGAACTCAACGCTGTCCCGTATGGATGGCGCATCGTCCACGGATGCTGAGGCGCGCCGGTTTGCGAACCTCACGGACGCGATCAACAACGCTGGAGCGGCTGTCACCGCTATCCCAGATGCGAACGTCCGCGTGGGCATCGACACCACCGCATTTGACAACGGCATTCGCTCGCTCGTGAACGCCCGTCGCACTGTCCAAGTACAGGCCGAGTTCATCACCCGCGACGGAAAGAGGGTGCTCTAGTGGCCTCCACCATCACCGACGGCACCACCACGTTGTCCCCGCGCCTCGTGGTCGGTTATGAGACAGCCCGTCCGCTTCGCAACGTCATTCACCCCATCGTAGGGGCCACCACGGACGGGTCCGTGGCCGTCACGCTCCGACCGGCTGGCCTGCGCACGGGCACCTTGACGTTGCTGCATGACACACTCGCACAGGCGCAGATCATGGAGGCGCTGCTGGTGCAGGACAAGGTGTTCACCCTGGCCGATTCGGACGAGCCTGCCGCCGCGCTCACGTTTGTCACCGCAGTGGGTGAACTGCGCGTCTACCTGTCCGATGACCGTGCCGCGGTCTTGGTGGAAGCGCCGTTCCAAGAGGTCGCGCTGTGATCATCCAACGCCATGACATCGCCGCGACATGCGCGGGCGTCACGCTCGACGTGCAGGACGGAAAGGTCACGCTGGATGAGTGGAGCCCTTACGGGCAGGCCACCCTTGTCTGTGCACTCCCGTCCGCCGAAGACGTGGACCTGATCGACCCGCGCGAGGACGTGCGCGTCCACATCACGCTTACCCGTGACGTGGGCGCCCAAAGCCGCAGCTTTGACCTGGTGCTCACAGATCGCACCGTGGACCACGACGCGGCCACCCTGACCCTGACCGCTGCCACCGATGAGGCGGTCCTTCAGGGCCTCGCGCACATAGCCAACACAACGAACTACGACGCTCTTGGCCACCAGTGGTCGCTCAGGCAAGTCATCAACCAGGTGGTGCTGTCCCAGATCGGCGCATCCCTGGAGCCTGGCGCCGCCGACGCCAACGTGATTATCGATGCCGACGCAACGAACCTCATCCCGAACCCCTCAAACCAGTACACGGCATCGCTGGCCGGATACACCGGCGTGAACTGCTCGATAACTGATGACTGGTCGTGGGCCGCGCACGGCACCCGCTCGATCCTCTTGCAGTCGCCGTCGGCGGCAGACTCTTACGTGTCCATCGGCGGTGATGTCGGTGGAATGCGGCTCGGTATGCAGGCCGGGAAGACCTACGTTTTCTCAGGCACTGGACGCGTGAAGTCGCTGATGAGCGGCACCGCGCATGCGTTCGCCCGCACGCTCGTGCTGATCTATCGCACGCCCGCAGGCTACGTGTACAACTGGTGCCCGACGCCGGTCCCCAACACTGTTGGAGTGTCGGCACGGCTTTCCCTGACGGTCACGCTCCCCGCCGACACCACCGAGGCATTCGTGCGGGCCTATCACGGGCATACCGCTGGACTCATGCTTTGGGACGCGTTCCGTCTCTCCGAGAAGACGGGTCCGTCCTGGGCTGACGATGAGTATTTCGACGGCTCAACGGCTGACTCATCGCTCTTCGACTATGCGTGGTCAGGCACAGCGAACAACTCCGTGTCCGTTCGCACGGGCCTCCTTGGACGGTCGCCTGAGATGCTCAACTGGGAGCCCGGTGAGTACGCGTGGGACTTCGTCGCGCCACTCGTGCAAGCCTCCGGGCTCCGTCTCTACTGTGACGAGCAGCGACGGTGGCGTCTGGTGGACCCTGCCGCCCTCCAGCCGGGAATGCTCAACCTCACCGAGGCCGTCAACCTCACAGACGGGCGCGACACGATCAGCCGCACCAAGGACTGGTTCGACGCTGTAGTGATTGAGTACGCCTGGACCGACCCCGACGGCACACGCCGCAAGGGCTATGACACCGCCGCCGTGGCCGATCCCAAACACGCCGTCACCGTCCGCTATGAGCGCCCCTACCCCGGCCCTGGTGCCGCAGCTGCCGTCCTCGACCGCGCCGCCGGGCGTGGCCGCGTGCTCGACCTCGCAGCCCTATCCGACTACAGCGCGGCCCCCGGCATGGCGATCCAAGCGACCTTGCCGGACACCCCGATCCAGACCGGCGTGGTGTCCGCTGTTGCGTGGTCTGTGCCAGGCGACGAGATGACCGTGAAGTCCCGCGGGCTGATCGACACGCCCGCCACCGCGTGGGCATTCCTTGCAGCTGGTGAGGCATGGACTGCCTCGCCGGTAGGTGCCTCGTGGGTGTCCGAAACGATCTAGGGAGAGAACATGGCAAACGGAGACCTTGCAGCTGCGCGAGGCTGGCCCCTCGTCGCATCAACCGCTGACCGCCGCAACGGATGGACGGAGATCAATAAGTCTCGCGACTACGCTGCGACCGCCGCTGGCTTGGCCGACGCCGCACAAGCAACGGCCACGAGCGCACAAGCAACGGCCACGAGCGCACAGAGTGCAGCCGCCACGGCCAGTGCGGGCCTTGCAGGGAAGTCCGATGTTGGTCACACTCACGATGACCGCTACTACACCGAGGCCGAGGTGAACGCGGGCTACTACAGCAAGGGTGACGTCGACTACATCAACAGTGGCACGCACCCCACGCTGACGGTGCGGTCTGATGGGCCCTCGCCTGCCGCCTACGGGCGTGCCGCCACTGGCTCCGGGTACTACGCGGTCTACATGAACTCGTCGTATCAGTTCATGCGCAACACGTCCTCGCGCCGGTACAAGGAGGACGAACAGCCATTCGAGATCGATGCGCGTGCACTGCTGGAGGCCCTCGTGCCGACCACCTACCACCGCAAGGGCCAGCCTGACGGAACGCGTGAGCTCGGCCTGATCGCTGAGGACCTGGTGGACCTGCCGCACCTTGTCCAGTGGGACTACCCGCGAGATGCTGACGGCAACCTTGACGAGTCCAAGGCCATGGTGCCCGAGGCCGTCCGATACGAGCAGGTGTTGCCCGTCATGCTGGTGCACGTGTGCCGTGAACAGCAGCAGCTGATCGACGCACTCACCGCCCGCGTGGAGACGCTGGAGGGCAAGCTGTGAGCGCCCAAGCCCGAGCCCTCGCGGCGATTGGCACGAGGATCACGCCGTCCCGCTGCCTCCAGTACACGCGCGGCTGGGTTGGGATCGGCCCGAAGTACCCGACCGCTCTCGCGGCGTGGAATCACGCGACCGTGAAGCACCCGGACGAGTTCCCACCGGTGGGTGCGGTGGTGCCTGTCTGGTTCGACTCCGACGACCCCGCAGAGCATGTCGCCCTCCACCTCGGGGACGGGTCGGTGGTCACCGTCAATGGTGCCACCGTCACCCGCTACGAGTCGATCAAGGCCATGTGCAAGGCGTGGGGCATCACTTATCTGGGATGGGCGGAAGACCTCAACGGCGTCACCGTATACACCCCGCCTGCCGTCGTACCGATCCCAGCCACCACCACAACCGAGGAGGAAGACGTGTTCATCTGGATCGCGAAGGGAGCCACCACCGGGCAGCACTACTGCATCAACCCGCTGGACGGCACCCGCTACTGGCTCAACGACGACCGGCTGTCTAACCTGCGCGAGTTCTCCCGCGCAGGCGGCACCAAGATCGTGGAGCGCGAAATCTTGGACGAGGCGATGGAGTCGTTTCGCAAGTTGCCCGGCTCCGAGGACTGGGACGGCTCGATCGTGGGGGCGGCGTAAGCGTGGACAACGTGTGGACGGTGCTCGCCGCGCTCGTCGTGCTCGTGGGCACCATCGTCAACTCGCGCGAGTCCCGCAAGGCGGCTAAGCAGCTGCGACCCAACGGAGGCTCCACGGTGGCAGACGCCGTGAACCGCATTGACAAGCGCCTAGAGCGCGTGGAGGACCGGCTAGACCGGCACATCGACGGAAGGAAAGACCGTGACTGACACCGAGAACACCACCGAACTGGTGGCCCAGTTCGTGGACGACAACGTGCCCGCCAAGGTGCGCACCGTGGCCTACTTTGTGCTGCTGGTGTGCGCTGCCGTGGTCCTGCTGGTGCAGGGCCTCGCGCCCATCTGGCTGGAGCCGGCACTGGCAGACAAGGCTGTGGCCTCCGCCGGCGTCGTGACCGCCGTTCTGGGTCTCATCGCCGGCGGCTTGGGCGTCGCGTACCGTCCGACGCGCTAGCGCCGGCCCACAAGCTGCACGACAAGCGCCACGGCCAACAGCAGCACACCGATACCCACCACCCACAGCATCGCGTCAGCGGTGCCATAGTCAGGGCCGGCCCCGCCGGCGCGGCCCACCATGTCGTTGAACATGGCGTCCACCCGGGCGTCCTCGCGGGCACGATCCGTGAGGACGCCCCGGGCGATGAGACCGCCGGCGACCATCACAAGCCCGAGCACCCACAGCATGGCCGGCGCACCGCGCCGCTTACCCTCAGTAGTCATGCGGCCAGGCTAGCCGCGCTACACCGCTACAGGGCCTCCACAATGGAGCGTTTCGCCGCATCGGGCACCAGCACATAGCGACGCGTCGTGACGGGAGATGAGTGCCCCAGAAGGTCCTGCACCGCCGCGAGGTCGCCCGAGATCGCGTAGGCCGCAGAGCCGAACCTGTGCCGAAGCTTGTGCATGGAGTAAGGCGCCGGCAAGAGCCGGCGCACCCTCTTGCCCACGTAGGCCGGCGACAGGTGGCCTTCCATCTGGCCAGGGAACACATAGCCCGATGGTCGCCGGCGAATCTCGCGCGCGAGGTCTGCTGGGATGGGCAGAGTGCGCAACTTGTCACCCTTGCCGTGGACCACGAGAGACCAGCCCACGAGGTCCTGGAACACGTCGTCAGTGTGGACGCGTGCGACCTCACCGCGCCGCAGCCCAAGCCCGCCGGCCAGGCGCACCATCAGCCGGTCGCGTTCGTCAGCGACCTGGAGCGCGAACCGGTAGTCCTCATCAGGCACAGGCCGCGGATTGGGGATCGACGGAGGCACCGGCGGTAGATCCTCCACTGGGCTGGACTTCATGCGCCCGGTGCGCACCATCCACGCGTAGAACGTGCGCACCGTCGTGCGGTGGGAACGGCGCGTCTCGCGGGACCACGACTTGGACGCTAGCCACCGCTCCACATCGTCTAGTGTGACGTTCTCCGGCCTCGAGCGGCCCACCTCGTGCGCGAGGCGCCACAGGTGGGTCCGGCGTAGGGCCACGGTGTCGGGGGAGCGGCCCGCGGCGCGTTGGTGGTCAAGGAATCCGGCTATGGCTGTCCCCCAGGACGCCCCCTCAGACGTTCTCATGTGGGAGAGTATCGGCGCGTTTGTGGAGCGCCTGGAGAGCCCGCGCAGCGGCGTCCGGGGACGTATAGGACACACCGGTCCAAAGACGGCATGTGAGGCACAGCAGCCCGTGCAGGCGCATCACCGGGGGAGCGTCCGACGCGGTGGCCACCACCACGTGCTCCACGGTTTCCACAGGGGTACTCACGTGTGGACAACCCGTCGCCGCCGCCGCGTCTCGCGCCACTTGATCACGACTTGTCCTCGTCAAGTTCAGCGCGGAACTTGCGAGGGCCGCGCCGCTCGTCCACCTCGCAGAACGTCCGCTCTCCCAAGCCCTCGTCCCGCACCAACCGCACCGCCTCCGCCTTAGACGTGGCGTAGACGCGCTCCGTGCACAGCAGCGTCTCCTCAAAGTCCACGTAGTAAGCGCGGCGCTTCATGCCTCCACCGCCTCGCGCAGTAGGGCCTCCACGCCCGCGAACAGGGCATCTAGCAGGCCAGGCTCCAAATCAGTGGGTTCTGGGTTCAAGTCCCAGGGGGTGTACCAACACAGAAGGCCCGGTCCGTGAGGACCGGGCCTTCTGGCGTTCTGGAGTGTCTAGCTCGCGAGGCTTGCGTCGGAGCTGAAGATCAGGCCCACCGCAATCTGGCCCTGCTGCAGGGCGGTCTTCGTGAGGGGGCCACCGGCGTCGAGCGCCGAGAAGTCGGTCACGGTGATGCCGTAGACGTCCTCAAGGCCCAGCTGGCAGAACGGGCGCTCGGGGCACTCCGGGGGGCCACCCAGCGAGACGCCGCCACCGCAGTTGGCCTGCAGATCGCTCAGCGACTCGACGCCGTACTGCTCCGCGAAGGCGGTGGTCACGGCGAACGCGTTCTGGTCCTGCGCAGCCGCGGCGTCGCCGAACACGAGGCCCACCTGGCTGCCCAGGTCGTCAAGCGCGGCCGAGGTGACCTCGATGTCGCCCGAGGCGACGGCGGGGGCGTCGGCGCCGTTGATGGAGCGGTTGAGGAACTCGGCGGCGGT